AAGTTGGTAATGAAATAATTTTCAAGCGTATTATGACACAGGCTTATGCGAAAAAATCTTCTACCGTACTAAGTGTTAACTCTTCTTGACTGCCGCATTTCGGGCAAGTATATGTTTCTTTATGTTGAATAGATGGCATTGAAGAAAAGAAATTCCTTAGTTCTTCAAATTGTGCATTGTTGAGACTATTCAAAAAATCTAATAATTCCTCTTTTGAATGCTCATTTGCATAGAATATTTCTTCACCCTGATAGATATATTCTATTGAATTGGCAATAGAATCGAATAGCGATTCGACAACACCTTTTTCCTGAGTTTGCATGTCATCTATTTTTTTAAAAAAATCTAAAGTAGGGTACATCATTGATACTCCGATTTTATCACTTAATTTTATTATTTTAGTGTGATTTTTCGGTACCGTTGGTTTAATATCGTTTAGATTTATTTCAATGGGCTGTATGCCGTCACATTTTTCTCCTTTTTTATTTTCGCCATTAGGGTGTCTTAATGTAACTTCTGCTACTTCGCCAACTGATTTTGCTCTGAGTTGAAGAAACAAAAATTGCACATCAAATATGGGCAATGATTCAACGTCAATGTTTTTTTCTAAAATACAATTTTTTAAAATTGTTTTCATAGCATCATACATTTCTTTTTCATCATTACTCTCAATTGCCATTAACAATATCTTTTCTTCTTTAACCAGAAATGGTCTATACTTGATAGTTTTATCGAGTGATGTTAGGAAGATATCATATATTGGCGTATCAAGGGTGGGTAAAGCCATAATTTCCTTTCGCCTGTGTCATACATTATAAAACAATAGTTATTTAACCTATTTGATACTCTTGTTCAAAGTCTAAACTATTTTGACTTTCAGGTGGAGAACTTACTCCTCCTGTGTCATTGTCACCTATAGTCCATTTGTGAAATGAAAAGGTGACGTTTATTCGTGCAAATTCATCATTTGCCTGTGATAATTGTATACCGCTTACTATCATAGGATATGCTTCTTGAAATATGCATGTATACATTAATGAATTAAGATTATTATAGACCAAAAGTCTAATTTTGCATGTAAATGTTTTCCAATATTCTACATCATAAGAGTTTGAATCGTTTATGAAATTTTGCCATAAATCAAAAAATTTTTTTTCTCTTAAACCATTAGAGGTGCATATGAAGGACATAGTTGTATCAACATAGGTTGAAGTGTACGGCATGTTTCTGATTGGACCGTATATTTTATCTTGAACAGTCGCTAATGACCTAGGAGGTAATTCAGCAGTATCAATTCTAAATTGTAAATTTTGTGGATTATTTGCCTGAACTCTTCTATCAAGTTGTTCAAAATACACTTCAAACCTGTTTGTTGGGGCTGGTTCTGCTCCAAAAGTTGTTCTAAAATCGTCTATGTTTAATGGCATTAAATCATACTCCTACTATCGTTCCAAACTACAAGTTTGTTTTCTTTTTTAAATCTTTCAGTCGGTAAAAATAAAGCAATATTTTTTTCATCATCATCAATCAATACGACTTTCGATGATATGTGTGACCACAAATATCTTTTTACAGTTGGCTTAATTTGTTTGATTTTGATTAATGCTTTCCAATTTAATGATTTAGCTTTATCTAAATTATCCATAAGATTTGCTCTTAGCATAGGCGGTAAATAATGAAAGTTTAATCCTAAAAAACCATTATTATACATTTGTACACACATGATAAGAGGAAATCTATCATAGTATTTCATCTGTTGTTTTGTTTTTGGGTCATAGAAATATGCGGCCATGACTCCTGGAGAAATTGTAGTCGGTTTTGATTTTTTAGATTTTGTATAAAACTCATCAGCCGTATCTGCTTGACTAAATTTATTTTTTAATTCGGCTCTTAGGGCACCCATTTTTCTACGGAACCATTGTGCCGCATTTCTCGTTTTAGGTGTGCCCTCATTTTTTCTGATAGCATCTTTTAATGTGTCTAAAAAACTCTGTTCCGCCATTTTTCTCTCTTATCTTATATTTAGTTGAAAAGATGGTCTTCTGTAATAATCTCAAATTTCCATTTTCTATCTTTACAGTATTCTTTGGCGGCTTTCCATTTTGCCTCATTTACACCATAGGTATAGACTTCACTGATATATCTTTTAGTTGTTCGTTTTGGTTTCTTTGGAGGTAATACTTGTTTTTTAGGTTTTATTTCTATTAAAATACTTTCCAATTGTCCTTTTGCGTTTTTTACTCGAATCCAAAAATCAGGATAATACTTATGCACTTTTTTATCAATTGGTGACCTATAGGGTATTACAATTTCTTCACTCGACCATTGAATTACATTTGGATTTTCTTCACAATAGTTCATGAACTTTCGTTCCCACAAAGAACGATAAGTCACATTGGTCGGGTCGCCTTTATATTTCTCTAATTTTTTGATTCTGTATTTTCCTTTGTAAGCCATACTAAATAATATGTATATAAGGAGTTTATGAGTTTAAAAAGAGTAGCAAATTTAAGAGAACTTCCAATAACAGAAAGATTTCCAGAAACTATTGGGGAACCAAACGGCGGTCCGGAAGCAAGAAAATTTTCAGTATATACATTAAAGGGTAAAAGTAGAGGTTCACAACAATTGAATGACTTGGGTTATGTTGTGCTTCCTATGCCAAAATTAAATGATGCGATAAATGTTACATATTCTGATGCTGAATTTGGGGCGGCCGGTGCAGTTTCGGTCGGTTCTATGGGAGGAAATATTAGTGGAGACTTTGAGAAATTATCAGATATCATGAAAACAGGTGCAAGGTCTTTTAACCAAACAACTGTCGGTAGAGTCGGAGCAGATTTAGCTACAAAAGCATTTCCTGGTTTGAGAGCATCATTGGTAAATGGATTGAGAACCATTGCAAATCCATATCTGACAAATGTATTTAAATCGACAGGCTTTAGGCAATTTTCTTTTACATATTCGTTAAGGGCAAAATCATCTACTGAATCTGAAACCATAACAAGAATTATAAAAATATTTAAAAAGGCAATGATGCCTGAAGATATTTTAGTATCAAAAAATAGCGTTTCTTTTAAAGATGGCCATACTCAAGTAACAGGAATTCAAAAATTACCCGATATGTTTGATATTAAATTTTATCCTACGATTGGAGATTATGAAAATGTTCAAGGGGGAAATGATATATTAATTATACAAAATGCAGTTTTAACTGATATGAAAACTGATTATTCTTCAGATACACAGGCTCCGACCTTCTTCAAAGATACAAATGCTCCTATGGGAGTTAATCTTACCCTGACTTTTAAAGAAACGACTATTTACACAAGAGAAAGATGTGTCGATGATTATAATGGATTAATATTTGGACAAAATGAAGAGTCTGATATAGCAGGAGGAGATTAATGAGTAATAATCCTGATAGTTATATTGGTAGAGTTACGAAATTAGGAAAAGATTTAAGATATCCTTCCAATATAGGTAGTATAGATGATGGTCTTCATCATTTTATGATAATAAAAGAACTGCAATATGAAGAAGAAAGAAAAAATGATGACATTTTAAATGCACAAACAAGATTTGAAAATAGTACTGGTTCTAGAAATGATACCTCATTTTATAAAGAAGGAAGAACATTTATTTTATTTTTGCCTCAGGGAGGATTATCGACACAATATTCATCAAAATATGATTCGATTGATGTCGGGTTTTTTGGTAGATTAGTTGAAAATAATTTAGGAGGCATGATGGACCAACTTGGTTCTGCTTTTAGTGATTATCAACTAGATAGACAAGCCGGTGGAGGGATGTTAGAAAATACTTTTAATTTTTATGATAAAGCATTAGGAGCTTTTGCGAATAGTAATGCGGCTAGAACCGTAGAGGAGTTTGTTACAAGTAACAGGATGATTGACCAAATGAAGTTTAATGTAGCATCTGCAATTGGTGGTATTGCGACCTTGGGCAACGATAAAGTAAGAGGCGAAGATGTAGCGGCTTTATCAATGAGGGCACAGAGAAATCCTTATACATCTCTAGTTTTTGTAGGTAATACAACTAAAAGGACTCATAATTTCAAATTTCAATTTAATCCTAAAAGTAGTCCAGAATCGGAAACAGTTCAACAAATAATAGCTAATTTAAAACATGGTATGTTACCTAGTTTACCAAAGTTGAATCCCAGTGTGGATTCGTTTACGGTAATGGAAGATAATCCAGCATATGATGAGGTAATGGAAGCGGAGTTTGGACACACACAAACACCAGTCAAAAAACAAATACCAAAAACCTATCGTACAAGTAACAGTATGGATTCAAATTTATTTAAATTTCCGAACGTTTATACCATAAATTTTTACGATTCAAATTCTAAAGATACCGAACCAAATAAACATTTATATAAAGTCGGACAATCCGTATTGACATCTTTGAAGGTTGATTATGCTGAAACTTTTTTTCAAAATACAGGATTGCCAACACAAATAAATTTAAATTTAGAATTTAAAGAAAACTTTACACTCAGTAGAACACATATAGAAGAAGGTTATTGATGTCAGAATATTTCACTAATTTTAAAAAAATAGATTATAATATTGATAAAGTCAAACCTTTAAGAACAAATAAAGCGGTCAATATTTTAAATCGACCTGTTATAAGAGATAAAATATTATCATCTATATCTTCATATTATGATTATGTTGTTCAAGAAAAAGATAGACCTGATACCCTTGCATATGATTATTATGGTTCTGTTTCTTATACTTGGTTGGTATTATTAGCCAATGACATTAAAGACCCATTTTATGATTGGCCACTATTTGGTCTTAATTTTGATAATTATATAATAAAAAAATATGGCGGAGTTCCTGAAGCATCTAAAAAAGTTCATCATTACGAAGAGATTTTACGAGAAGAGTCTACGATTTATGATGATGTTGAAGGATACAAAAAATTATTAGAAAGAAGCATAGTAGTTGACAAGACAACATATGATAATAGTTCAAGAAAAAAAAGAACTGTTTCTTGTTATGATTATGAAGTCATAAAAAGAGATAAGAAAAGAAATATTATATTAGTGGATAATGTATATGCAAAACAAATACAAGATGAATTTAGAACAATTTTTAGGTAATCATGGTTGACTCCTTAATTCAATCTGACAGTCTTGACGAATCTCAACAGGTTTTTTCTGGTCAGGCAGAATATAAAATTACAATTTTTAATTATAAAAACGAACCATTTGAAGTAAATCAATCCGCTTTTACGAATTTTAATATTTACGAATCTTTGTTTGATGAGAATGTTATGCATGGTGATATAACCATGTTCGATTCAGCAGGGTTTGAAGAAAGAATACCTTTTGTCGGAGAAGAGACAATAACAATTGAATTTTTTAATGCTAGAATGCCTAAAACAAAATTTAAATCAAGTTTTTGTATTTACAAAATGTCTGAAAAAATTGTTCGTGAGAAAACTCAAATATATACATTATTTTTTATATCAGAAGAATTTATTATTAATCTAAAACAAAAAGTTTCAAAATCATACAAAGGAAAAACTAGTCAAGAAATAGTACAAGACATTTATGATAATTATATTAAAAATAAAAAAAAGAAAACGGAGATAAAACCGTTATTTTACGATAAAGTAGGAAATTCTGATGGTGCCTTTTTATTGAATCATTTTATATTTCCTTATATAAGACCTTTTCAGGCGTTGAATTTAGTGGCAAAACGTTCTTTGGCGTCTACTGTAACATTGTCTTCCATGCAAAACACGATTGCGAATTACGGTTCTTTTTTATTTTTTGAAAATCAAATGGGTTTTTGGTTCAAGTCAATTGGCGATTTAATTAATCCTCAAACGACACAACAAGGAGCTGAATTCGAAGAATCGAAACAAGAAGTTAAAGATGAACAAGGTTCAGATTCTGGATTACTTAATTCGGCCACAAGACAAAATAAAAATAAAGTTAGAGTAGAGGCCGCACCAGTAAGTGCAAGTGTAAGAATTCCAATGGCTTCTTATATGTTAACTCCTTCGGATAATATTGGACAATCTCCAGATAGCGCAGATAAAATAATAAGTTCTTTTAAATTTTTATCAGCATTTGATGTTTTATCAAATATCATAGGTGGAATGTATGGTTCTAGATTATTGACATATGACCCAATTACACAAATGGTAGGAGAAGATAATTTAAACTTTAGTACTAACGTGAGTGTTAGTAAACGAGAACCTAAATTGTTAATCGGTAGTCAAAAAATATTTTTCAATGAATATGGATATCTTGAAGAATTCGAAAATTTTAGACATATTAGAGAAAGAGAAACCGAAAACGGAACGCAGGGAGGATATCCTTTAAACTCAAATCGACATGTTGGGTTAGGCGGTCCTATGGCTAGTTTTAAATACAAAGCAACTAATTTTAGACACGAATTTAAAC